GCAGTGTGGAAGCACAACAAGAACGAGCAAGCCGACCGAGACCGGCTGTTTGATTCTTGGCGCCGCCGCCTTTGCCAGTTCATGGGCATTAAGCCGGGGCCAAGCCTTGGCGATGCCGGATTGCGGATGGTGGTCTGATGGATGGCGCAACAATTAACGCAAAAATCTACGCCGGCCGGGCGCAGGCTGCACTCCGGCTCGGTTTGGATTACCAGCTTTTCAGGCCAACTGCTGCACTCAATCCCTTCACCAGCAGTATTCTGACGCTGAAGGCCGCATTCAACAGCGGCGATAATAATTATGCCAAGCCGAACCTGTACGGTGATCCGGTATGGTTTGGCGACTTTGACGGTCGCCTTACGCAGCGCGGCGATTATCTGGTGCGTGGCGCCCAGACCTATTTTATTGCCGCCATGCAGCCGCTGCTGCCGATTGTGTGCATAGACTGCAACCGGATCATGAGCATGGTTCGGGAGCCGTCAACGGCCTCGGTTGGTGCTGTCGGTTACAGTGGCGAAAGCCCTGATACACAGGTAACCGTCCTTTCCGGCTGGCCAGCTGCAGTCATTGCCGGCGGCCGGGGTGAAAATGCAGGAACGACACTGCCTGCATCTGCCCGAAATGGTGGATATAGGATCCTGCTGCCGACTTCTGTGCCGGTTCTGATTAATGCATCTGATGTGCTGATTGACGATCTTGGCCGACGGTATGTGGTTGAAACCGCAGAGCTGACCGATATGGGCTACAGAATTCAAGCGATCGAGGAACACACATAATGGCTGATCAAACCGATGTCGCAAATGCGCTGGTGTCGATGATCGCATCTGTTGTGTACCCGAACGGTACCGCCCAGCCATCCATTGCACCCGGGGCGCCCCCGGTGCTGATTTATCAAGGCTGGCCGGTTTCCCCGAAGCTGGACAATGATTTGAAGGCTGGCACGATGCATGTTTCGGTCTGGCCGACGCCAACCGAGCGCATTACTGAAAGCTTTGCGTCAGATCAACAAACGCTCTCAGTGAATACCCCGACCATTCAGATCGCTGTACTCGGCAACCGGGTAACGATCTCTGGTACCGGGGCGGCAGGTCAGAATTCAGCGCTTCTGATCAACGGGCAGCCGTATGTTTACTCTGTGCAGGCAACTGACACGGCTGCATCGATTGCCACTGCTCTAACTGCAATGCTGCCTGCTCAGCTTGGTGCAACGAATGTCGGCGCGGTGATTACCGTGCCAGGTGCGCGTCTGATCATTGGCCGCGTGGGCGTGCAAGGTACGTCCGTTCGGGTGTTGCAGCGCAGGGAAAAACTGTATCAGGTGTCTGTATGGGCAAACTCGTTTAATACTCGGGATCCGCTTGCCAGCGCGATCGATGCGGCACTGACTGACTCGGTGCGTTTGTCGATGGCTGATGGTACTCAGGCAATCGTTCGATTTAGAACGAGCATGCAGCACGATGGGTCGCAAAAAGCTGGCATGTATCGCCGCGATATGATATTCGCCGTCGAATATTGCGTTACTAACATTGTTCAATTGGTTCAAATTGTCACGGAGCAAACGAATGTTTCTGTGCCGTTATCAAGTCAACAAACTACTATTTATTCGTGAGGATCTATGAAACTCGTTGTTGCTTCGGCTTTTGCAAATTACGCTAAAGGTGATGAAATCACCGACAAAGAAACAATCCAGACGATTCTGGCAAGTGAAGACGTTGTTCACGTCGTGAAAGTAGCGACCGCCGATGTGGAAGCTGAACCTGAAAAACAGATAACGCGTAAGAAATAATCGCGCATCTCAATCATTGAGAGCCGCCTACGGGTGGCTTTTTTTATTTCTAGGAGGCTTCTATGCCGGTAGTTCAACAAGGCCAGATCAATACGACTGCGCTGATTGTTCCTGATCTTTACGTTCAGATCGTGCCACCAAGTGTGGCACTGCTGAATGGCATCCCAACTAACATTTTGGGCTTCGTCGGTACCGCACAATGGGGACCGGTCAATTCTCCGGTGGTACTAGGTTCGATGGCTGACTATGCGCGTAACTTCGGTGCGATTATGCCGCGCAAATATGATATGGGAACCGCAGTAGCTGCGGCAGTATTGCAAGGCGCGGCGAACATGCGTGCTGTGCGCGTCACGGACGGCACTGATCTGGCGGCAACAGTGACTGTACAGACCACGTGCCTGACTTTGACTGCTAAATACACTGGCACGCTCGGTAACTCATTGCAAGCAACATTATCGACTGGTAGTCAGGTAAATACATCACGTATTACCTTGTCATTACCTGGTCAAACTCCGGAAGTGTTCGACAACATCGCAGGCTCTGGGAATGCGTTGTGGGTAAATATGGCTAACGCTATCAACAACGGCATATCTGTCGCGCGTGGCCCATCTCAATTAGCAGTGGCAGCAGCAGGCGCTGGAACAACTGCATTGACCCCTGCAACAGTGACATTTACCGGTGGCGCTGACGGAGCAACAACGATCACCGGTTCAGTACTTGTCGGCGTCGATGGCATTACTCGTACAGGCATGTATGCACTGCGCGGTACCGGCACATCAATCGGTGTGTTGGTAGACTGCGACGATTACACAACCAGCAGCAACCAGGTGGCATACGGCCTGTCTGAAGGCACATACATGATCGGGGTTGGCCCCGCAGGTGAAACGCCAACTACAGCAGCAGCTGCAAAAGCCACAGCCGGTATTGATTCCTATGCATACAAGCATCTGCTGGGTGACTGGGTCTATTTTCTTGATACGGTGAATAATCAAACTCGCATCATCTCACCGCAAGGCTTTGTCGCCGGGCTGCTGTCGAATCTGTCTCCTGAACAGTCCAGCCTGAATAAGCAACTTTATGGCATCGTAGCAACACAGCGCAGCTTCCAGTCTCGTCCGTACAGTTCTGCTGAATTGACGATTCTCGGTCAAGCCGGTATTGATGTGATTGCAAATCCGGTGCCGGGTGGATCGTATTTCGGCGCGCGTTTCGGACACAATTCGTCCAGTAATGCGGTCACCAATACCGACAACTACACCCGCATGACCAACTACATTGCCTACACGCTCAATGCTGGTATGGGCAAGTATGTGGGCATGCTGCAATCGACCCGTTCGGACGATCCGACCCGTGCGAAAGCCAAAGCGACGGTTGATTCGTTCATGGCTGGTATGTTCCAGCAAAATCAGATTGCTGCATGGTCCACCATCTGCGATCTGACAAACAACCTGCCGGCACGGATCGCCACTGGCTACATGCAGATGGACGTCAAAGTGCAGTACCTGTCGGTTGTCGAGAAATTCCTCGTCAATCTTGAAGGCGGCCAGTCTGTACAGGTGGCTCGCACCAGTACGGTTGCCCAGAACTAACCCGGCAATTTAAAAAACCAATGCCCCATTTCTGGGGCTTTTTCTTTTGGAGGCTCAAATGCCTATTGGTGGTCAATCGCTCGGCAAAGACGTCCGAGTTGTCCTGGTCGGCGCAAATGGCCCTATCGCCATCCCTGCTGCCGCAATAACGAAGTTCACAGCGCAGCCACAAACTTCAGACGAAAAGCGTATCGGTCTAGACGGTGAGGCTCGGCACAACATCACGCATGGCGGCTGGAAGATCGATATTGAAATCGATCGGTTTGACAGCACACTGGATGATTTCTGGGCTGCTGCAGAAGACGCCTACTACAGCGGCCAGAATCTGCCGTGGGGCTACATTCAGGAAACCATTTCCGAACCTAATGGCGGCACGTCGCAGTATCGCTATGAAAAAGTCGCTTACAAGGTCACTGATCTGGGAGCCCGGGAAGGCGACAAAGTGATCAAGATGAAACTTGAAGCTCTGGCATCCCGCCGCAAAAAATCGCAGTAAATCAGCTTTTCCTGACACGCTTAAATCGGTAGATGCCGTGCCGAAAGGTGCGAGTTTTGAACTTTCAATGCAGGGCGATTCCTTCGGGAGTCGCCCTTTTTTATTGGAGTTCCAAAAATGAATGAAATTCAAAGTGGAAAATTTGTGCTGTTGACTGATAACGGTGAACCTGTTGCATCGTCCGAAGTAATTGCAAAGGGTGTAAAGGTTCAGCACAAGAACATCATTGCGCTCATTAAAAGGCATAAAGCCAGATTGGAGCGATTTGGAGAAGTCGCGTTTCAAACGCGACCTAATAATCAGGGGAGTAATACCGAATACGCGCTACTTACTGAGCCGCAGGCAGCGTTGTTGCTGACCCTTACGCGCAATACCGATGAAACCATGGATTTCAAAGCGAATCTTGTTCATGAGTTTTTCGCTATGCGGGATGCGCTGCGCAACCGAGATATGAATCTTTGGCGGCAAATGCAGGCATTAGTGGCAAAAGAGGTGAATTCTCAAGTACGGGCTTCCTTTGGCTCACATTGATGCTGAGGCGAAAACGGGAAATTCCGATGCTGGAGCAAGAACGCTCAGAATTGGAATCGAAAATCCAACCATCGTTACTGAACTGACCCGCCCTAAGCGGGTTTTTTATTTACAGGACAAAGAAACCATGTCGAACACAAAAACTCCCAAAATCACAATTAAGCCTTCCGAAGAAATCATCAAGGCAGCAAACGAAGTTGAATTCGTTCCAGCTGGTGATATATCCATCGGAATGAAAAAGCCTGGTGTTCTGAGGCAATTTCAAATTGTCGAAGTGGTTGGCGAGTCCGCAAAAAACAACGTCTACATGGCCATGATCAATCCAATTCTTTGGGTGGTCTCTGTCGATGGTGATGATATTCCGCCTATCGGCAGCAAACTGGAACTCGAATCGCTGATTTCTCGCCTTGGCGAAGAAGGTGTTTATGCTGTGATGCAGCATGTCATGAAAGTAGACAAACAGTCAGCAGGTAAGGTTGAGTCAATAAAAAACTAGCAAGGAATTCCGACTTTAGGCAGATCAACTATCTGATAAAGAACGGGATTCCTTTTGATGTGGCTCACAGTATGGCACCAGAGGTCCGGACAGCGCATGCAATTTGCTTTGGTGAGCTTGATGGCGGTGAATTTGACTATTCGACCATGTCGTGGCGGGAACGGAAATGAGTATTTATACGATTGATCAGTTTATTTCGAAGCTTGCAACCATGGCTGTGGCAGTCACTATTGCTGAACATAAGGGCCTTGAGGCAGCTGCAAAAATTGTCGAAACAGAAGCAAAAAGCGAGTTCGGCAAATACCAGGGCGCTATCGGGGGCTATGCCAAGTGGGAGGAACTTGCAGAAGCAACTAAAGATGACCGTACTCGGAAGGGATATACCCCTGATGACCCACTCCTACGCAGCGGGGGACTGCGGGATTCAATAAGTCACGAGACACGTGCTTTAGAAGCCGTTATAGGCTCAGATTCCGATCTGATGGTGTTCCACGAACTGGGCACAAAGAATATGCCACCACGTGCAGTTCTGGGGCCGGCGCTACTAAGGAAAGAGGACGAGGTTGTAAAAAAATTGGTTGATTACACTGCGGTGGCAATGTTGGCTGGAACACCGTTCTCGCACATTCCGAGAATAGAAGGTGGAGATTAGAGGAATACGAGCCAGAAAGCGAATGCGGCGAAGATGGCAAAACCCAAGCTTACTAACGAAACAAGAAACATCATTAGTCCTTTTTCAAAAAGGACTACGTTGGAAAGCTTCATTTTAGAAGATTAATAGGCTTAAGAAAAATAAGCCAGCCAAGCCAATTACTATTGAAACCACGCCGACAAAAAATATCAGGAATAGTCCCTCACTAGAGATTGGCCTTTGATCATCTTGCGGACCGGAGTAATTCACGTTTCGTTCACGCGGATATTGAACGCTCTTCGTGCGCTCTGCAAAAAATTCCCGAATCCTGTAACCCTTTGGTTTTCCCATTTTTCACCTCTTGGTAAGTTTTCAATATACCACTAAGGCAATCATGTTTGAAGCATATAAAATCGGCGTAGCAATTAGTCTTACGAATCATGTAAGCCCAGTGCTTGCAACTATTGCAAGCGATTTTGCGAAAACCAGTAAAGACGCAGCTGCATTCGAAAAAAGAATTGAAAGTATCCGTCTCGGATTAATAACTGGCCTTGGCGCAATCGGCGCAGGGGTTGCGTTAGTTAGCATGTTCAAATCGCCAATTCAGCACGCACTAGAATTTGAGCGCGCTATGTTGCGGATCAAAAACATTGGCGGTATCGACTCTGGAACTCTGGCAAGTGTCAGGAGCGAAGCACTATCTGGCAAATACAAGGGGATTGATGCGACTGAGTCAGTCAACCTTTTCCGGGACCTGCATGCTGCTTTTGGTAGTGCGGAGCATGCAAAAGAATTTATGCCGAAATTCGCGGCAATGGCTCGGGTTACCCAGGGCTCATATGGAAAATCTGCTCTTGCCGGTGAAGAAGACGTAAAAGCTCTGGCGAAATTTGCCGAACGCAGAGGTGGAACTGCCAGTCCGAAAGCGATGGAATCCGCCCTCGACACTGCGATGAAGATTCAGAACGCCTCCGCTGGGGCTGTAACTCCGAAAGATTTGCTGGCATTCACAGCGCGCATGGGTGCCATGGGTAACCAGATGAGCGACATGGGCATCATGAAAATGTGGGCCTTAATGCAAGAGCAGGGTGGGTCGAAAGCCGGTACCGCCCTCAATTCTGCCATGCAGAATCTGGTGAATGGACGCGGAACAGAAAAGGCCGGGTTCTGGCTGCATGAGCTTGGGTTGGTGGATGAAAAGGCCAATGCGGCCATGCTGCGCAAGATTTATGGCGACAAAGCCGGTCAGCATAAAAACGCCGTTACAGCGAATTCTCTTGTGAATTCAGATGGAGCTCGGGAAGATACTGTAGGTTGGGTTGAGGAAACGGCCCTTCCGAGAATTCTGGACTACGTGCACAAGCAAGGCATTACCGACGAGAAAAAAGTAAATGCAAAAGTAAGCGAATTACTATCAATGGCATTGAGCAACCGCCTTGGTGCTGACTCTATCGCCCTGATTGCTACCCAACTTCCAAGGATTTTAAAAGATTACAATTTTGCTAGCGACTCTAATGGCCTTGCCGGGTCAGTTAAAGAGTATGACAAAAGCCCTATGGCAAAAATGCAGGATTTATCTGCCAAGTGGGAAACGGCTCTTGTGCATCTGGGAATAGCTGCGCTTCCAACAATTATCCCTTTGGTGGAAAGCTTGTCGGAATCAATTGAAAATTTCTCAAAATATGCGAATGAAAACAAAGGAACGGTTGAGGCAATAACCGGATCAATACTCCGCTTATCCATTGCAATGGTAGGACTGGGCTCATTTAGAGTTTTAATTTACGGCATAAAGGCCGTTCAAATGACGATGGATGTATTGAAAAGTAGCGCGGGTGGTTCCGCGCAGCCTATCGGAATGGCCAGCAAAGCCCTCGGCATTTTGGGAAAGGCTGCATCAGTTGCTCAAGCTGCATTCATTGGTTGGGAGCTCGGTACTTGGCTGAACGAGACCTTTATTGCTGGAACAAAATTCAGTGATTGGCTCGGGAAAATGATCGCAAAATTCTTGGGGTGGATTGGAATTAAGGAGGCTCAGGATGCATATAACGCCAATGAAAAGCCTAACAGCCCTCTAGCAGTTCTGCAGGCGCAGCGTGAAAATATGATGCTTGCCAATTCGGGGTTACCTATGGCCTACCGATTGGGGAATGTGCCATCTATCACTCAAAAAGCTGTTGACCAGTCTTCAAAAAATTCAGTTCCAGCGGGAAATTCTACAAGCTCAGTTGCGGTAAAAGTGGCTGATGCCTCGCAAAAATCAGCGCCAATCGTTGTTCAACCGCCGCCACCAGCTCCAATAACCTTAACCAGCATACTCAATCTCGATGGTAAAAAAATCGCAGAGAGTACAACGAAATACCAGACAAAAGCATTGTCTGGCCCACAGTCCGGAGCAACCCAGTTTGACGGTAGCTTTAATCCTCGCTGGCTGAGTAATGCAATGAACGGAGGGTGATATATGGATACAACATTGCAACTCGACAGTATTACGTTTCAAGGTTTTGAAATACCGGAGCGTATTACGCTTGGAGGGGCTCAAAGCTTGGTAACTCACAAATTACCAGGTGGCGACCGGGTAGTCCAGGCCATGGGCCGTGATGACGACCCCATCCAATGGTCCGGCATGTTTTTGGGTCAGGATGCACTCGAGCGGGCGCGGGCGGTTGATAGCTTACGCATCAAAGGGCAAGCCGTATTCCTGTCGTTCCACGGATTTTTTTATAGCGTTGTAGTTCAGAAGTTCACATATACAGACGAAGCGTTTTACAGAATCCCGTACACGCTTGAGCTGCTCGTAATTGAGGATCTGAC